CTTAAACCAAATACCATTTTTGTAATGTTTGGTTCGTATTTGCTTTGGTCTCTTTCTGCTCTGAATTCTTTATAAGCAGGATGTCTGTTTATGATAGCAATCACATCAGATACACTTTGGCATTTTGTTTCATATTTTTTAACACCAAATTTAGCATTAGGTATCGCGGCAGGTTTCATGTGTGGTACTTCATCTAAACTCCAAGTCCTTACACCAAACAACGCATTGCCTTCTGTGGCAAATCTACTTCTTCCGTAGTCTGATTCAATTATAGCCATTGCTACTAATATGTCTCTAGGTATTCTTTGATCTGTTGGTAATGTCCAATTTAGATAATCTATACATTTGTTCATTGCTACAACAAAAGTTTTAGGTCCATCAAACTTAAACTCTGGTTCGTGTAAACCAAAACTTTTTGCCATTTCAACCATTCTTTCATCTTCTTTTTTAATGATTTTCTTGGTTACTATGCTGTTTGGATTGAATGTTCCGTATGTGTATGCCAACACTAAAATAAAGATAAACGCCATAACTTTATAGCAGAACACTTTTACTTTGTGTATTGTTTTTTTAGATGGAGTAAGTTGTTGTTTAACATCATTGATAAACAACTTACTATTGTCTTTTAGTTCAATAAATTTCTTCTTGATCCAAATAACCATAACATTATTATACACTATTTAGATGTTAAATCAAGAGTTTATTAGTCGCTATTTTGCTGGATTTTTGAGGTGTTGTTTACAGATTTCGTACCAAAATTGCCCACCTTCTCTTAACAATTCGTTGTCTACTCGAAGTTTTTCCATACGTTTATGAATTAACTTCCATTGATAATTGCTGATGACTTTATTACGTTCTTGAAATTTATCTAAACGCATCAAAATATCATCTATTGTTGGGCAGGTAATGTCAGGCACTTTTGGAGCCTTTTTCTTCCATTTCTGCCATGCTGTTTTCTTTGCGGGTCTCGGCATAGTAGACTCCTTTACAACAATATTTAAATTGTTATGACACAAAGTTTAATACAAAGATAAGTTATAAGATGTGTTAATGCGTGTGGGAGCCGAAACTCCCACACCTGACTACTTCTGTTGCCCGGCTAGTCTTCTCCGCCAAGTGGCCGGTATTAAGCGGCAACCAATTCCTGATCAGCGAATACGCTCATCGGAACTGTCACTTCTGGTTTAAATGCGTTTGCATTTGTAAATGATCCTTTACAGAGATCAACTGGTAAACTCCATGTGCTTTTATGCTCCGGTCGAACCTATATCACCCCCTCGAAATAAACCAGACTATTTCAAATGAGCGAATTTGGTGGAGGTGGTCGGTACTGCCCCGACGTCCCAAAAGTGTATTACACACACTTCAACGCCTACAGTGTATTTAAACAGATTTTCTATTAAATGTCAAGACTTGATTGGAGACCATCTACCATCTTTACTTCTTACTTTATCTGAGTGTTTAACTTCAATGGTGAATGTTTTAACGTCTTTGAATTCCTTACCATGTGCGAAAGTAAACTCGTGACCATTGTCAGTTTTACTTTTCCAATAGTGTTGGAAGTCATCTATTACAATCTTATTCTTTTGTTTTCTAATTGCCATATGCTTAATTTAACATATGTTAATTGAAATGTCAAGTGTGGATTATTCTTTGATGATTTGGATATTGGTAGCAACTTCTCTACCTCTGAACTCTTGTAGTTCGTATTCCACTACATCGCCATCCATAACTTCTTTTAAGTTGGCGGCTTTAAGAGCCGAGATATGTAAAAAGACGTCTTTACCTTCTGCGTCTGGTGTAATGAATCCAAATCCTTTTGCGGAGTTGAACCATTTAATTTTTCCTTTTGCCATATTTTTTGTCTTGTTTTCCTATGCTGTATTTAGTGGATATTAAAAAATTCGAATGTTTGAGTTGCGGATTTTACACCGCAACTCGAAAGTAATTACATAGAGTTTTTCTTCTCTTGTATTTCTTTTCTTCTTAACTTGGTAGCCTTACCAAGTAAGCCTAATGCTTTTCTGGCTCTCGCCGCCGCCGCTTTTACACCTTTAGTCTCGAATGCTTCAGACTCTGAAATGTAACTTTCGAAGGCTTGTTTTATTTCGTCATGTGTTGCCATGATGTTTCTCCTTTATAACGTTATAAATTTCAGTCCAATTTTTTACTCTTTGAACCAAACTATTACCCTCATTATACACTTGATTGTGAGGAAGGTCAAGTAGTAATGCTACCAAACCCATTCTACTGCCTAACTCTGCGTTGGCAGGTTTGTCTTCTATCCAAATGGTGCCTTCTGGTATTTTGGACAGTGCTTCATCTTTGTCTGCACCTGTATCCAAACAGTCAATTTGTTCAAACACATCACCAAAAACTGTTTTAAGATTTTCTTCTCGCAATTGATTCGCTTTTTTATCCAATGTCTGACTAGTGATCACGTGAAACTTGTAGCCTAAATCCGCTAATTTCTTGATGTTTTCAACTGCTCCTTCAATGGGTTTTAAAAACTTCATCCAAGCACTCTCATTGAAAATTTTTACCAACACTTCGCATTGACCTTTGTTCATATGATAGTTCATACTCACATCATAATGGTCACTGGCTTGTTTGGGAAATCCTTGGAAAGCCATCCAATCATCGAAAGATTGCTCCCAATTTAATAATACTCCGTCGCAATCTATTGCTATAATTTTATTCATTATTTAGGCAGTGTAAGTCCTGATGTTCCTTCTCTGTACTGACGTGCCATACCATCTTCTGTTTCTGTGAAACATACAATATTTCTTTTGTATATTTCAACATCAGAGTTTTGTGGCACTGTGAATACAAATGGTCCTAGTCCTATGCCTTTGTTAGGTATATTAACAACTGCTCTAGGTTTAGAAATTTTGATTGCTTCATCTGTAATTTCTACTAGTCTCGCTAACACTTCTTCACCACTCATCAATTTGATAGTAATGATATCTCCTTCTTGTAAACTAGGCATCTTGTTCTCCTTGTTGGTCTAATAAAGCCTTTAATTCAGCAAATCCACCGATGTGTTTATCGTCAGCAAATATTTGCGGAACAGTTCTTGCTCCTGGCACTGCTTCTTGAAGTTGTTGTACTGTCCAAGTTCCATGTGCTATATTTCTTTCTTCGTATTCTATATTTTTTGATTTCAACAAGTTTTTGGCTTGTTCACAGTATGAACAACCTACGTTGCTCCATACAATCGCTTTAGTTATCTTTGACATTTGGTATCCTTATTGCTCCTATTCCTTCTTTGTGAAGGTCTTTTATTTCTTTGTCTGATGCTGTACCGTATATATGGTCATCACGTTCTCCCAAAGACGCTTTCCGAGCCTCCTTGGCAAAGTTGTCTCCAACATTTTCACAGTTCTTTTCTACCCATGTTTTAAGATGTTGTAGTGTTGACCTACTGTTATAAAATGCTGTATTACTTTTTTTGCTTTGTAACTTTTTGGATTTAAGGTTTACGTTTGGAGCCATTACTGCTCTGCGTATGCCTGTGTTATCACATATAGGACAAGCAATCAGTTTTTTATTTTTTTGGTCCAAATATGATTCCTCTGATGCGAACCATCCTTCGAATTCATGATCTCTAGTACATAGTAAATTATATTTGGGCATAATTTATTATAACTTCTTTAGGATTAAAAGTCAATATTATAGGTGATGTTCCGGCGGTTGCGGTTTACAATCAATTGAACTGTCATGTTTATCGAGATATAAACTTATACCAATCATTGCTAAACCAAAAATTATTAGCACCCAAAGGAATATTCCGTCTTCTGGATGTGTTAATAAATGAATTAAAACTTCTACTCCATTCATTGTGTTGAAATCTGTCATTATAATGAAAACTTTTTAAATTGACCTTTTTGTACGTCTTGTTTGATACCACCAACAATGTAAGATTCTACTTCTGTTTCTTGTGGTGCTACCTGCATACCTTTTGATGATAACCAGTGCTGTGTCCAAGGTAAAGGATTTTGTGATGCTGACACATCATAAATTGGATCATAGCCTAATGCTCTTAATCTTTTGTTGGCAATCCATTCTACATATTGTCCTAACAGTTTTTCATTTAGACCAATTAAAGAACCATCTTTGAATAAATGTTTTGCCCATGCTTTTTCTTCTTCTACACAATCTTTGAACATTTGGATCACAGTTTTTCCTGTGCCTTTCATTGCTTTGGTCATTTCGGGATCATCACCTTTTTGCCATGCTTTGATAATGTGTGTGGATAAGTTCAAGTGTGTTGCTTCATCTCTAGCAATCAATGAAAGTATTTTTGCTGAACCTTCCATAAGTTTAAGTTCACCAAACGCAAATGTACAAGCAAATGATATGTAGAATCTTAATCCTTCTAACAAGTTCACTGTGTTCATTGCTAGATACAACTGTCTCTTAAGATCAATCATATCTACTTTTTTACCAACAGCATAATCCAAAGCCATTTTGCCAAACTTATCATATTCGCCTGTAACAGACTGTGCTCTTTTTAATATCTCTTTATCATTTAAAATTGTATCAAACACTTCTGACGGATCTGCGTACACGTTCTTCATTATGTGCGTGTATGAACGTGAGTGTATAGTTTCAAAGAAGTCCCAAGTAACAATACATCCTTCTAGTTCAGGATTTGAAACGTAAGGCAAGAACATAAGACTTGGTCCTCTGCCTTGTACACTGTCTAATAGTGTTTGGTATTTCAAGTTTGAAGTGAATATGTGTTTCTGTTCTGGTCTGAACGATTGATAGTCTGCTCTGTCTTTTTGTAGTGATACTTCTTCTGGTCTCCAGAAGTAACCAATCATTGTTTGATTCAATTTATCAAACTGTGGATATTTGAAATCGTCATATCTCTGCACACCACCATCTTCCCCAAAGAACATTGGCTGTTTTGTGAAATCTATATTTTGTTTATTGAATACTGTTTTTGTCATCTAATTTAATTATCAATTGTTTTGTAAAATTTTATGGTATTATATTGTACAGGCATCACATTCACCGTCTTCTAAATCTGCTAGTTGTTCCTCTACTGTGGCGTCACCATTTATATGGACTCCATTCAGTTGTTCAGGCTCTGGTTGTACATCTATTCCTGCTGGTTGTACATCTTCTTCTTCGCCTTTGAAATCATAAGTGTTCTGATAGTATGATGTTTTCCAACCATACTTGTATGCTGACAACATATCCTGAGCCATTGCTGAAATTGGCACTTCGTTGTTGTCATATTGTAAAGGATTGTAACTCCAGTTGCCTGATATTGCTTGATCAAAATATTTCTGCATCATTGCTACCACATTGATATAACCTTGATTGTTTGGCATATCCCAAAGTAGTGTGTAAGCATTTTTAAGTTTTGGAAAGCCTGGAACAATCTGTTTCAGTGGACCTTTTTTAGATTTCTTAATTGATAGTAATGCTCTTGGTGGCTCTATGCCGTTTGTTTCGTTACTAACAACGGAAGAACTTTCTGAAGGCATCTGTGCTGATAATGTTGAATGTCTTAAACCGTGTTTAGCAATATCTTTTCTTAGACTTTCCCATGCCATTCTTTGTTTGTGTGGCACAATTTCGTCAACTTCTTTCTTGTAATGGTCAATTGGCAATAATCCATCTGCGTATTTTGTGCCGTCAAAGCCATCACATTTACCTTTTTCTTGGGCAATGTCATTACTTGCTCTTAATAGATAATATTGAAATGCTTCTGTTAATCTATCAA